CCAAAATGATATGGAGAACGGATGGGTCTATTGGTCTAATTGGGATGGAGTGGGTGACGCTACATCTTCAATTCAGATGCAAAGAGGTCTATCAGCTGTTAATTTGGCTACACCTTCTATTGGTGGAACTATGAACATAATCACAGATCCTGCTGCTCACGAAAAGGGCGGTAAGTTCAAACAGGAAGTAGGTGAGGGCGGATTCGTCAAATCTACTTTAAATTATAACTCAGGTTTAATCAAAGATAAACTAGCACTTAGTGGAACAATTGTTCGTAAAACTGGTGATGGTTTAATTGATGGTACTTGGACAGATGCTTGGGCTTACTATGTTGGTAGTTCCTATCAGATGAACGAAGATCATCGATTTGAGTTATATGCAATTGGTGCTCCACAACGACATGGACAGAATCTATACAAACAGAATATCGCAACTTACTCACAAGAGTTAGCTGGTAGTATTGATGGGTATGATGACTCAGCGTATGTTGCTGGTAATAAGTTTGAGTATGAAGCAGGTAGATTCTTTAATCAGAATTGGGCGCCTGTAGACCCATCATACAAAGGCCAACAATATTGGTATATGTATGGTGCAAGAACAACCGATAGATACAATCCATCTTTACTGAATGAAAGAGAAAACTTCTTTCATAAACCACTCGTCAACTTGAACCATTTCTATGACATAAATGACCAAGTTAGAGTAAGTTCAGTATTATACTGGTCTGGTGGTTCAGGAGGCGGTACAGGCACCTATGGGAGTGTCAAACGACTACCTGCTATTGAAGGAAATCAATGGTGGGCAAGTTCTCCGTGGACATGGGATTGGAACGGTGAGATTGCTGAGAACTCAGCAAACATCGATTCAGCTTGGTCAGATAGTGAGAATAGGTCAACTGGTATACTTCGTAATTCAATTAACAGACAAAATACCTATGGATTGATTTCTAAATTAAATTACGATGTATCAGACGAACTTGAAGTTCAAGTTGGTATTGATTGGAGAACTGCTGGTATTGAACATGCTAGAGAAGTTCGTGATTTACTTGGTGGAGACTACTATGTAGACTACGCTGATGACAACGCTGCTGATGGTAAAGTTGTTAGGTTGGGCGACATAATCGCTTATCACAACGAAACTACAGTAGATTGGCTTGGTGCATTTGTACAAGGCAAATACGACACAGAAAAGATTAATCTTTATGGTATGGGTGGTATTTCAACCATCGGATATACTTACAAAGACTTTTTCTCTGTTGAGAAAGAACTTGTAGAAGCACCATCTATTACTACTTTCCAAGTTAAAGGTGGTGGTAGATACAATCTTGATGACAGACTTTCAGCATTTGCTAATGTCGGGTATGTTCAGAAACCGCCAATTTTAGATAACGTAATTGATTATGATGGAAATGTATCTACAAATCCAGATAATGAGAAATTCATATCTAATGAAATTGGTGGAGAATACAGAAGTGAGTCAGTTGCTATCAAAGGTAGTTACTATAATACACAATGGAAAGATAGAAACCTTACTAAATCTGTTACCACAGGTCAAGGTGACTCGGGTGACACAGACATCATTTACTTAACTGGTGTAAATCAATCACACTCTGGTGTTGAAGTCGAATCTAAAGTCGCTCTACACGATATGGTTGATTTAGATGTTGCTGTAAGTATTGGTGATTGGTATTTCGATGGAGATGCTAAAGGTGACTATACAGAGATGGAATACAATGATGATAACCAAATCATTGGACAAACTTCTACTGAGTATGAGTATGCTCTTAATAATCTAAAGGTTGGTGATATGCCACAGACAGCTTATGTTGGTGGACTTACATTGAAACCAATTGATGGATTAAGTGTACAAGGACTTTACAGATGGTATGATAATCATTATGCCGATTGGAGTCCTGATTCTCGTGAGGTAGATGGTGATGCTGACAGAGCGCAAGTATGGAAAGCTCCATCTTATGGTAAGTTAGACTTACATCTATCTTACAAACTACCAGAAATCGCTGGTTTAGATATGACACTTAGTGGTCATGTATTCAACGTTCTTGACGAAGTTTACGTTCAAGACGCCGTAGACAACAGTAAGTACAATGGGTATGGTGATAAACTTCACTTAGCTCATAACGCTGAAGTATTCTTGGGTACACCAAGAAGTTTCAACTTAGGACTAACTGTTAATTTCTAAAATGGTAAATTTAGGGGGGATTTATTCCCCCCTTTTTTATCAAAAAAAAGCTTGACTTTGTTATAATTTCTTTGTAACTTTAAGTGTTGAAAGAGGGGATTTTACAATCTAAATGTATCAGAATATTTACTTCGATATAAGAAAACAACAGGTTCATATATGGGATGATGAGAAAGGTTATTATGTTATTCCATACAAAAAATATGCTTATGTAAAAGATAGAAATGGTTCGCATGTTTCTTTGTATGGAGATAAACTAAAAAAGATTTTTAAGTTCGACAACAATACACCTAACCTTTTTGAATCCGATGTTCCACCAGAAACTAGAGTACTAGTAGACCAATACACAGACTCAGAAGAACTATCTAATGGCCACAATATAATGATGATTGATATTGAGGTTGAGGTTACAGATGGGTTTCCAATGCCAGAAGATGCTAACAATAAAATAACTTCTATTGCCTCTTATGATTCTGCTAGCGATACTTACTACGCTTTCGTATTGGATGAGAAAAAAAGACTAACACTACAATCTAAAGACAATATCATAATAGAAAAATTTAATACTGAGTATGAACTACTACAGAAATTTATGGTTGAGTATCTAAAATGGAAACCAACCATCATCACAGGTTGGAACATAGACACATTTGATATGCCGTATTTATATAATAGAATATGTAAAGTCGCTGGTAAAAATGTTGCTGATATGATTTCGCCAATACAAGCCGTACAATGGAACAAACATAGAAAAAGGTATATGTTTGCTGGTGTTAGTTGTTTAGATTATTACGCTTTGTATAGACTATTTACATATACTCAGTTATCATCTTACAGACTAGATGCTGTTGCTGAGAAAGAATTAGGTGAAAACAAAATAGAGTACGATGGAACTCTTAATGATTTATATGAAAATGATATAAATAAATTTGTTGAGTATAACATACATGACGTTAGGTTGGTAAAAAGAATGCACGATAAATTAGATTTTATTGATATGGCTCGTGGTGTGTGTCACGTAGGTCACGTTCCCTATGAGGATGTGTTCTTTTCTTCTAGATATTTAGAAGGTGCTATATTAGTTTACCTAAAAAAATTAGGAGTGGTTGCTCCAAATAAACCACCAAGGCCTGAAAGTATGGGAGATGATAAATTTGCTGGTGCTTATGTACAACCACCACAAAGAGGAAAGCATGACTGGGTATTTGATTTAGATATTACATCTATGTATCCATCTGTTATTATGTCTCTCAATATATCACCTGAAACAAAAATTGGTAAGTTGGTTGGATGGGATGCTGAGGAGTTTATAAGAGGAACAAAAAAAACCTATACGCTTGAAAATAATGGTAAGGAAAGAGGTAAACTCACAGAAACAGAGTTAAAGGATTTCTTTGATAAAAACAAAGTTTCGGTATCTTCTAATGGTGTATTATATCGTAGTGACAAGAAAGGTTTAATACCAGCTCTACTGGCAAAGTGGTTCGATACTCGTGTGGAGTATAGAAAGTTGATGAAGAAGTTTGGTGATGCTGGTGATAATGAAAAGTACACATACTTCAAAAGTCGTCAGTTGATTCAGAAAGTGGTTCTAAACTCTCTTTATGGTGTATTAGGTTTGCCAGTATTCAGATTCTATGACTTAGATAATGCTGAGGCTACTACACTTACAGGTCAAGAATTAATTAAGTTTACCAAAAAGATTGGTAATCACTTTTACAATAATGAGTTGGGAACGAATGATGATTATTGTATTTACATTGATACTGATTCGGTATTTTATTCAGCTCTACCATTAGTTAATAAGAGATTTCCTAACAAAGAATTTACAGAAACCAGAATGAGTAAAGTTATTTTAGATGTAGCTGATGAGATGCAGACTTATTTAAATAAGTCATATGATTACTTTGGTAAGAAGTTTTTGAATTTAGATACACATAGGTTTGAGATAAAGCAGGAATTGATTGCTAAGAGTGGTTTGTTTATTGTGAAGAAACGATATGGTATGAAGATTATTAATGACAATGGAGTAAAGGTAAACAAACTGCATGTAAAGGGTTTGGACTTAGTTCGTAGTAATTTTCCAAAGGCTATGGGTGAATTATTAAAAAATGTATTAGAGGATATACTGGCAAATGTACCGAAGGATAAGATAGACGAAAGGATAATAAACTTTAAAGAGTCTATGAAGTTAGTAGACTTTGATAGGATAGCTATGCCAACAGGTGTAAAAAATATGAAGAAATATAGTGCTGGTAAGAATGGTAACTTTACTCAGTTCGCCAAAGGTGCTCCAGCCCATGTAAAAGCTGCTATAACCTATAATGATTTACTAAACCATTTTGGTGTTGGTGACAAATATGAGAAGATTAGTAATTCAGAAAAAATTAAGTGGGTATATCTCAAGCAAAATGAGCTTGGGTTAGAATCTTGTGGATATAAAGGTTATGAAGATCCTCCACAAATAGTTGATTTTATGAAGTCTCACATTGACTACAAAAAAATGTATGCTCAGATGTTGGAGAAAAAAATAATGATGTTTTATGACTCTCTGAGTTGGGATGAGCCTGTAAATAAAAAGACATCTATGGAAAGATTTTTTTGATTTTGACAAATAACTTTGATATATATGTATATATCTATTAATTAATAAGGAGTGATAAATGAATAAACATTCGCTAAATCGTTTCATCGACAAATACTATCTCGGAGGAAATTGTTCTTCTGTTGTAATAAAAAGTGATGGGAGTAATCTTTCTACCAGATTTATTACAGGTGATAAGAATTTGCTTGGTGAATTAACAATGTCAGATTGGAAATTTGATAAAGCTGAGCTTGGTGTTTACAACACAGAGCAGTTAGTAAAACTACTTTCAGTTATGTCAGACAATATTTCTATGAATTTGACAAAGGCTGGTGATAAGGTTGTTTCGTTAAAAATATCAGATAGTTCTTCTGATGTAAACTATATGTTATCAGATTTATCCGTTATCAGTTCACCACCAAACCTAAAATCTGTTCCTGAATTTGAGGTAAAGATAAAGGTTGACAAATCTTTCATAAGTAAGTTTGTTGCTGGTAAGGGTGCTTTGGCTGATACGGATAACTTTACAGTATTGACAAATGACGATGGTGTAAAGGTGGTAATTGGTTATGCTGAGATTAATACTAATCGTGTTACTCTTCCTGTTGAAACAGAGTCTTATGACAAAATAGATAATGTTTCTTTCAATGCTAATCTGTTCAGAGATGTTTTAGTGGCTAACAAAGAATGTGAAAGTGCTACATTAGAAGTTAGTTCTGAAGGTCTTGCTCGTATCAACTTTAAAATTGATGAGTATGATGCGACTTACTATCTTGTTGCTGAAACAGATGTTTAAATGGAATCTTATGTAGATACTTCGAGAGTTTCTATAATGCCAATTCACAAACCATTGGCTAAAGATATAATCGAAAAAAATCACTACAGTGGTAGGTTGTCCTCTTGTAGATATCCGTTAGGAATATTCTATCAGACGGACAACCAACACCAGTTCTTTGATGAAGCTGAAGAGAAACTGATTGGAGTTGCTTGTTATGGATTTCCAGTTGGTAGAAGAGTTATCGGCTCTATCTTTAAAGAAGAAATATTAGAGAATAAGAACATTTTAGAGTTAACTAGATTGTATATAGATGATGGATATGGTAAAAATATTGAATCATACGCTATTTCATCTACATTCAAATGGTTAAAAAAACACGCACCTAATATAAAGGTTCTTATATCATACGCAGATCCTGAACAAAGTCATGATGGTGCTATCTATCAAGCTACTAATTGGATATACCAAGGCTGTGGTGATTTTCAGTTAGCACCAACATACTCTTTGAGAGTCAATGAAGATGATGAGTGGATGCATAGTAGAAGTGTGTATTCCAAATATGGTTCAGCCGCACCTAAGAATTTGATGAAAGCCATAGGTCAGGATTTTTGGTTAAAGAAAGAAGCTACTAAACATCGTTACATTTACTTCTTAGGTAGTAAATCTGAGAATAGAAAATTTCACAAAATGATGAAACATCCTGTTATGGATTATCCTAAGAATTATCAACACGATGTTGAAATCACAAAAATAAAGGTAGAAAATAATAAATGGGAAAATTAGAACATACACTTTGGGTTGAGAAGTATCGGCCTGATTTACTTGAGTCTTATATAGGTAATGAACACCTAAAGAGTAAGATAAAATTATATTTAGAAAGTGGGGATTTGCCACATCTTCTATTGTATGGAAGAGCTGGTACAGGTAAAACTACTCTGGCAAAATTGTTGGTCAATAACATAGATTGTGACCATCTTTACATAAATGCTTCGGATGAGAATAGTGTAGATACAGTTCGTAATAAGGTTCGTAATTTCGCTTCCACTATTGGGTTCAAAGATATGAAGGTTATTATATTGGATGAGTGTGACTATATCACACCAAATGCTCAAGCTGCTCTTCGTAACCTTATGGAGACTTTTTCTAAACATACTAGGTTCATATTGACTTGTAACTATGTAGAACGGATTATCGATCCGATACAAAGTCGCTGCCAACCATTTCAGATAGTACCACCATCAAGAAAAGAAGTTGCTATTCATTTAAATAATATATTGAAAGAAGAGAGTGTTACTTTTGAGATGGATGATGTGGCTACATTAGTTAATGGCGGTTATCCTGATATTCGCAGAGTAATAAACTTTGCTCAAAGACAGGTGGTTGATGGTAAACTATCAATAGACCAAGACAATTTGGTTGCTGTAGATTTAAATGTAAATGTATTTTCTTCACAAATTGTAAATGTCTTAAAGACACAAAGTAAAAAAGATGCTTTTGTTACCATAAGAAAGATGTTGGCTGATAATCAGATATCAGACTTCGCTGACTTATTTCGTCTACTCTATGATGAGGTTGATGATTATGGTAAGGGGCATATCGCAGAATGTATTTTAACCATAGCTAAATATCAGTTGTCAGATGCGCAAGTAGTTGATAAGGAGATAAATGCTATGGCTATGTTAATAGAATTATTAGGAGTAATAAAATGAATATGAAACCTCAGAAACCATTGTCAAAACCTCAAGCACAAGTGCAGATTGATTTAAATGATGCTGAAACTATGAAATGTGAAGATTGTGGTAACTCAGTATTTATCCCAGCATTTTTCTTGAAAAGACTTTCACCACTTGTATCACCCACTGGTCAAGAAGCACTTATACCAATTCAAGTGTACAGCTGTGGAAATTGTGGTAAAGTGCCAGATAAATTAATGCAGGAAGCAAATGGCGACAGTTAAAAAGAAAAGTTTATTCGACCACATAAAACAAATCACAGATGTTCAGAGTCCGAATTATTGGAAAGAGATTTCTGATGATGATAAAAAGTCGTGGTCTAACTATATGGTTAATAGGTTTCTATCTATGAAAATGGAGTGGGTAGATTTTGTAAATGAGGTGCAGAGGTATCCACTTGAACCGAAAGAATTGTATAAAGTTTATACAGACATTTTGCCAAAGAAAAGACAATGGCTTAAATATGTCAAAGGAGATAAGAAAATGAAATATCCAAACTGGGTTTATGAAATAGTGTCTAAGCATCTACAGTGTAGTCTTAGAGAAGCTAAAGATGCTGTAGAAATGTATGAAATATCAGCTGGTGGTCAAGCTGAATTGGTAGACATTCTTTTAAAGTATGGTAAAACAGAAGATGAGTGTCGTAAGATTGGGTTATGAGTGTTACCGACTTTACAGTTGAGTACATAAATCGAAAATCACTTGTTAGTTTCATAGAGAAACATCACTATTCACATAATGTAAATGGTATTCAATCATACCACCATTTCGGTTTGTACACAGAGGGTAACTTTGGATTACCTAAAATGATTGGTGCTATGATGTACGCTATACCATCAATGCCAGCAACAGCAGCTAAGTATAATCCTATCAATCCTAGTAGGTGTATGGAGTTAAGAAGGTTATGTTGTATTGATGATACACCAAAGAATACTGAAAGTTACTTCATAGGCAAGACTTTGAAATGGTTAAAACAGAATACAGACATAGAGGTTGTAGTTTCTTTTGCTGACCAACATTATGGTCATGCTGGTACTATTTATAAAGCTAGTAACTTTGATTATTTGGGTGAAACTGCTCCTGGTCAGGTGTTAATGGTAGATGGTAGAGAAATGCATAGTCGTTCTTTAAATCAAAAAGATAGACCATATGGTAGAGAGTTAAAGAGAAGATATGATGAGGGAGATCCAAATATATTTTTTAAGAAGAGAAAACCAAAACATATTTATACATATTATCTCAATAAAAAGATTAAAAGAAAAATAAAAAAGCTTGACATTATCAAAAATAATTCGTAATTTTTAGTGTAAATTGGAGTGTTATAATGAAAACTATAAAAGAATCTAAAAGTGTATCTTACACAGAGGATGTACATCCTATTGTGGAACAAATGGAGAAAGAATGGCCTGAGATGACGAAGGAGTTCAAAAGGTTACAAAGAGAACAATATGAGTTGTTCCTTAAAAAACAACATGACTATGGTCCTGGTAATATTTCTGTAGGTACTATGTTACAAACACAGGATGAAGTTCATCTTGCACTAACTGGTTTGTGGTTTCGTATGAATGATAAGATACAAAGACTAAAAACTATGTTACTAAGTCGTAGAGAGTCTGCTGTCGATGAACCTATGGAAGATGCTTACTTAGATGTGAGTAATTATGGTATTATGGCTACAATAGTAAAGAATGGTAAATGGGGTAAATGAAGAAAATAAGTTATAGTCAGTATTCAATGTGGGCACAATGCCCGCATAAGTGGAAAACTACATACGTTGATGGTCAGAGAGAATACTCTGATAATATTCATACTATGTTTGGTACATCAATGCATGAGGTTATACAAACTTTCCTAACAGTAATGTATAATGATACTGCTAAACTAGCAGAACAATTGCCATTAGAAGATATGTTACGGACTAGGATGAAACGTAACTTTGAAGAGATTGTTAAGGCTAATGGTGGTGAGATGTTCTGCACAGAAAAAGATATGGTTGAGTTTTATACACAGGGTGTAGAGATACTTAAATTTCTTAGAAAGAAAAGAGGTCAATATTTTAGTAAGAAAGGTTATGAGTTAGTTGGTATAGAAGTTCCTTTAAACTATGATTTACCTAACAGCGTAAAGTTTGTGGGTTATTTAGATGTGGTGATTAAAGATACAGTTAGAGATGTAATCAAAATATATGATATTAAAACTTCTACTATGGGTTGGAATAAATGGATGAAGGCTGATAAGTTAAAGAGTGACCAACTACTATTGTACAAACAATTTTATGCTAAACAATATAATCATCCAATAGAAAAAATAGAGGTTGAGTTCTTTATTGTTAAAAGAAAACTATACGAAAATTTAGACTATCCACAAAAGAGAGTTCAAAAGTTTGTACCAGCAAATGGTAAACCATCTATTAACAAAGTTGTTGCTAGATTAGATGAATTTATGAAAGAGTGCTTTAATTCTGATGGAGAATATAATGTTGAACATATTTATAGAAAAGAAGCATCTAAAAAGAACTGTAGGTTTTGTGAGTTCAATCAGACAGAATATTGTGACGCAGGAGTGAAGTAATGAAAGTAAATCTTAGAATGAATTTGTCTCATTTTTTAAATAAATCTTATGAAGAACAAGTAATACAAAAGCTTAGTGATATTCACAGTGACTCTATAAAATATTATTTAAATCTATGGTATAAAGATGGTGATTTGAAACCAGATGATATTAAAACTTTTATCGAAAGGCATGAAAAGAATTTACATTTTAAAACTAACATAGTTGTTGGTAACTCCATAGCACCTAACGATTTTATATGGTTTGACATTACTGATGCGAATAGTGTGATTGATGGTAATCAAATCAGATTTCAGTATTGTTATCAGAATGAAGAGGATATACTACTTGGATTAGAAGAGTATCACAAATGTGCTAAATTTTGTACTTCTGAAAAGCCACCAAAAAGACAAAAAAGGAACGACTATGAAAGTAGCAATAATAGGAAGTAGACAGTATACAAACAAAAGAAGAATACAAGAGTTTATTTATAAACTCAAAGAGAAATGGGAAGATAAATTAGAAATAGTAAGTGGTGGACAGAAACAAGGTGCTGATGGATATGCTAAAAAGTATGCTTTAGAATTTGATACAAAATATTCAGAATTTCCACCTGCTCATTATCAGTATAATCAACATTGTGTATTGGAAAGTTATAACTATGGTAAACCTTATGCTGTCTGGCATTACCATAACAGAAATAAAAGTCTGATAGAGTATTCAGATGTAGTCGTAGCATTCATACCAAAGGGAATGACATCTAAAGGAACAAATTCAGCATTAAAAGAGGCTGATAAAAATCAAAAAAAATATGTAATAATAAATTAGTTTTATATATTTATATATGTATATACGGAGGAAAAGTATGTTGAAACTAACATCCGTAAAGTTATTGGACAATCTTTATAAGAAATTTAAAATACATAATTTAGACGATAGCTTTACATTACAAAAATTAGTAAATCGTTCAATGGATTTGTATGTTCACGATGAAAAATTTAGACATCAAATTAATGAATGGCAAAATCTTAAAGCAAGTGGGAGTGCTCTATGAAAAAAGACATATTGAAAGCTAGTAAACTTCACTTTCAAGCGCAAATTGAGAAGCACAAAGTGAATGTAAACAACCTTTTGAGAAATACTGTGGGCGTTGCAGAGCATCCAGATATAATGGATACGATAGAAAAAGAGTTAGAAGTTATTGCTGAGTATGATGATAAGTTGTCCGTATTAAAAAAATATTTTACAGATTCTAAGAAAAAAGAGGTTTTGAATGGCTGAGTTAAAATTACCTAAGATGAAAACGATAAATCTTAATAAACCTAAGAAGAAAAAAATATTACTACTATCTGATGATTTAAGAATGTCATCAGGTGTCGGTACGATGTCTAGAGAGATAGTTTTTGGTACTCTTGATAAATATGAATGGGTGCAGGTTGGTGGTGCTATTAAACATCCTGACGAAGGTAAGTTTATAGATATGAATGAGTCAGTTCGTAAGGAGACAGGAATTGAACACGCATATTTGAAAATAATTCCTACAAGCGGTTATGGAACTCCAGAATTACTGAGACATTTAATAGCTACGGAAAAGCCAGATGCTATACTACACTATACAGACCCAAGATTTTGGGAATGGCTGTATAGAATGGAACATGAGATTAGAATGGAAATACCAATATTCTATTATAATATTTGGGATGATTTACCATATCCAATGTGGAATGAGCCTTTCTATGAAAGTTGTGATTTGATTATGAACATATCTAAACAAACAGTCAATATAGTTGATAATGTTAGAAAAATTGTTCCTACCAATGAAACAAATAACACATATGTTCCACATGGTATAAATGAAAAGAACTTCTACCCTGTAGATAAAAACCATAAAGAATGGGGAGATTTACTACAATTTAGAAGAATAGTTACAGATGGTAGAGATTATGATTTTATAGTCTTTTGGAATAATAGAAATATTCGTAGAAAGCTTCCTGGTGATGTTATACTCGCATACAAAACATTTTGTGATATGTTACCTAAAGACAAATCTAAGAAATGTGTTCTTATAATGCACACCCAACCTAAAGACCCTAACGGAACTGATTTACCTGAGGTTGTAAGAAATGTTTGTCCAGACCACGATGTTATATTTTCTCATAAAAAACTATCAGATAAGCAACTTTGCTACCTTTACAATATGGCTGATGTTACAATCAATATGGCTTCTAATGAAGGATTTGGGTTAGGAACTGCTGAGTCTCTGATGTGTGGAACACCAATATCTGTGAATGTTACAGGTGGAATGCAAGACCAATGTGGATTCAAATACAAAGATAAATTGTTGACTTACAAAGATTATAGTTGGGTACATTCATTACATGACGCTAAGAAATGGAAAGACAATCCTGAATTGACTTGGGGTGATTGGGCTAAACCAGTCTGGCCATCCAATCGTTCATTACAAGGTTCAATACCTACACCATACATTTTTGATGACAGACCTCGATTCGAGGATTTTGCTGATGTTCTTAAAGAGTGGTATGATATGGATAAGGAAGAAAGAAATAGATGTGGTATATTAGGCCATGAGTTTGTTATGAGTGATGACGCTATGATGTCAGCAAAGGCTATGTGTCAGAATTTCGTAAAAGATATGAATAATATTTTAGATG